GATGCCGTTGTGATAGCGTGCCGGGTTTGCGGACTTCCGGAGCATGGTGGTCGTGTGCGGCGTGTATCCGGTGAGCCGGTCGCCCTCCTGAAGCTGGAGGTCGGTGAAGCAAATCACGCCTGTGCAGTCAGCTATGAGCGGACGGACAGTTACGCTGACCACACGCTTTTCTTCTTTAACCTTCATGGTTTCCGTGAACCGTATAAAGTTGATTGCCACAGACTGAACCTCCTTTCGGGCAAAGAAAAAAGACCACCGGGGTGATCTTTTGGATTTCCATTATATGGATAAAATCTGGGATTTTCATATTTACGCATGGTGTTAAGATGTTACATCACATTTTAGCTAAGCATGTAGTAGCTCCTATTTTTTTACGTTGTTTGATGCTTATGCCATATCAATAAACATATTCTGTTATGTCTTTGAGGGCGGGATCTGTTTCTTTCTGAGATAATAAAAAATCATAAAACATATCTTCATTTCTATTTGGAATAATATCGCTCATTGTCGGCATTTGAGAATATGAAAATCCTTTAGCAAACTTTATCCTACCGATTATTTCTGCCGCTGCGACATTGATCTCTTCCGAGCCGGCCTCAAGAACTGTACATTTCTGCTTGAAAGGTCTAGTGGATTTCAACCCTTCAACATCAATAATTCCATATTCACTATATTCTCGATTTACCAGAACATCCCTTGATGACATTACGTAAATAACCGCGTCGCCGATTCTTTCCTTTAGAATTGGCTTGTATGTATATTTCCCATCACTTATTTGAATTAAGTCATGAAAAGCAAAAAACAGAGCAACATTAAGATCATAAGTAATATCTAACATTGTTGTTGCCATACCATAATGTTGCGCTAAGGCAAGGGCGTTTGTATCAAAGGCATCTTGTTCTGCATGCAAAAAAACTCGATGCAACTCAGTATTTCCCTCCCTGGGTCTCTCGCAATAATTGGAATGAGCGTATTTTCTCCAAAAAGAAGCAATAAGCGAAACCTCTCCGCCGCTACTGTTACATAGACCATAATTCGGATATTCCCTATGCAATATATACTCATGGGCTTGTCCTCGAAAGAATAGCTGAGAGCGAAAAACAGAGCGCATTTGCTTCTGTTTGTGTAACAATATATTGATTTCATCATGCAATCCCTGCTCCGTAGATACATATATACATCTGTCGAAAATGGGATGCAATCCTCGCTTTCTTAGATAATTCTTTTTTTTCACATAGTCCACATGAAGGACAGAGTTTGATCCGTAAAAACTATCATATATACATTCTCTATAATTGTACTCTTTCGCGGATAAAACACTACGAAAGCCATTTGTTTCAGCCATGAAGTATCCACTTCCAATAAGAGAATCTATAGTCTTAGGATGCACTTCTTGTTCCACAAGAAGATTGCGCATTAATTCCTGTTGCGGTATCAGCCAATCCATTATTTTCAAACCTCGTTCAAATGCAAGTTTTTTTCTTTCCGAGTCTTGCGTATAGACATAGTTTAATATAAGACTACGTTTTTATTATATCACGCAAGCCATGAACATATCCACCTATTTCAGTAGTCTTCAGCCATCCAGCGTCCACTTAATCTCGCAGACATGTCCAACCCAGCCGGTGGCGATGCTTCCGGCTTGAAGCATGATGTCGGTAAAATACACCATACCTGAGCAGTTCGTAACACAGAGCCGGATGGTGATAGAGCGCAGTTTACCGTAACCCTTGGGCGAAGCGTCTCGCGCGATCTGTTGAAAATATGCCATGTCGTCACCATCCTTCCTCAGAATAAATCTATGAACCGCGTTTCAGTGGTTCCGTCCTCATATTCAAAAACAACCTCAATGCCGACCTGTCCGTTTGTACCTTTCTGCAGGTTCTCCGAACCAATCTGCGCCGAAAGAGTATAGTTGCGGCGGTTGACGGGATAAACTGTCTGCGCCATGCTCTTCGTGCCGGGTACGCCGACGGCTCTGAATGAAGCCGTACCGGACGAACCGTTCTCGGTATCTATGTCAAAGCCGGAATTCTGCCAATAGGTGAAGCCATCATCGGCACGGGAGTTGCGCAGATGATTAAACGGCACCATGTCCTTTATTTCCTGCTGTACCGTGTCGCTCTGTGACAATTTGTCGGCAACGGCCGCTATAGATGAGTCGCCGAGTTCCCGCAGTTTGCTGGATAGTTCCAGCACTGTTTTCCACGGCTCCTGCAGGTTGTACTGACGACGGATAATCCTTGTCCGAATGGTCAAATTCAGTTCTCGGTCGTCCACCGTGACGATATCACCGAGCGCCCACTGTTCGTGTTCATAGCCGGTCAACGCGGATAAATCCATCGCCGTCAATACATAAGAAACACGAGGCTTTGCGTATTCGGCGAGGCGCATCCGGGTAAACTCCAGCATCTGATACGGATTCGTGAAGTTGGAGCAGTCCAGAGTTGACACTCTGATTTCGCTGGAATAGGTGTAATCCTCCACATATTCCTTATCGCCGTTGATAAGAGAAAACGACATGCTTTCCTTGCCGTAAGCGTAGAGCCGCGTCACCAGTGACCGGGTATCGATCACACGCTTTATATTTGTAAGATTCTTTTTGTAAGCAAACAACGCGCCCGATTCATTTCCACTGAAGGTCAGCAGATGCACGATGCGGTTTCCGTTATCGAAAACCAAATCGCCGCCGTGAATGTTGGCGGTCATACGAAGAATCGCCAGCGCGTTCTTTCCCTGACACACCCACGTCCGCAGCGTAGTCACATTGACTGTGCCGAGCGACCAGCCGGTGCCTTGCAGAGCAAAGCGCATGGGAGCATCCGCTCGGTCAGCGTTGAATTCAGTTTCCTGTTTTTCCGCGCTGAAGGCCAGATCATAAAAAGCGGCCTCGGCATATACGGATGTAATTGCGCCGCTGCCTGTACCTTTCTCATCGATAATTGTGCGGATACGGTACATATCACTGACAATCTGCACCGACTTTTCGTTATCCAGCGTCAGTCGTTTGCCATCGCTGAATGGTATTTTAAATTCCAAGGTGTCCGCACCGTTGACTTCACCTGTGACAATAATGTCGTAGGCATTTTCCAGTACCGATTCCCACGCTCCGTTTTTATCCAGTATCATTGGGCGGGAGAACCCCAGCCGTTCATATGGCGGTTTAGGTATATCGTGAAGCTGTATGTCCAGCAGTTTCGGTGTGGCGGCAGTGTCGGTCGTGGTCAGCGTAATCCGGTAGCGGATATATTCAGCGTTGGGCGATGCAAGCTCACCGTTCGCACCTACCGACTGCCAAGTCGACCAGCTAACGAGGTCATTTGAGGTAGCGGTTTCTATAAGAGCGATGGCTGTTGTTCCTGCCGTGTATTCGGAGGTCACCGCCACACGTCCGCTTCCGGAGAGCGAACAGGAAGCCGCGGTGGTTTCCAGTACACCGCTTTCGGCATAGGCATTTGTTGTCCGCCTCAAGAGAACCGCTCCGGGTTCGGTCAAAGCATCTATATCAGCGGTACTGTTTGCACCGTTTCCAAGCATTGTCTGACGGAAATATTCTGTCAGTTTTTCAATGGTCAGGCTTGAATCTGTCTCGAAGAACCAGTCATCAATGCCTCCGGCGAACCAGTAAGTATCGGCATGCATGCCCATGACGATGTTTGCGGTACAGGACGGATTCAGCACTCCCGTGAATGCCCGAACCGGTCCAGTCCAGACTGCACCATCAGCCCTGTTGCAGAGCATAAGCTGTGCGGTTTTCGCTGTTACCCCGATGACAGCGGCGATAAAATACCAGCCGCCGTTCACTATAGAGAAGTCCGCCGTTTCGGTCTGGTCGAGAATCAGCGTACCCGACGAGTTGTATAGCATAATGCGCGGACGGCCGCTGAATAGGGATATATACAAAATCGGCTGACCGGGCCCTTGCCGTGTATTGAAAAGCGGCGTGTAGGTATTACCGACCGAATATGTCGTCGGATTGATCCAGCCGCCAACCACAATTCTATCGCCCAAATTGGAAAAGAAAGTCCCGTCATTCGTTGCGATGAGGTGCGTCTTTTCCGTTGCCGGATTGTTGATGTTCATCCGAAGATAACGTCCGTGACGGCCGTTTAGTAAGCTGGCCGTCGTGCCAGACCAGCCGGAAACCGTGAAGTGCCGACCTTTACCGCTGGTGTCCAAAAGCCGTGTGTCGTTGTCCGGCGCGGCTTCATTGAACCGCCACATGGCAGCGGTTTGCTCAGTTATAGGAAATTCACCTGTGAAATCCTCCTGCGTTGTAAGTATGGATTTTACCGCCATTTTTCTCACCTCCGATCATTGGAAATCTTTCGTCGCGGGAACAAAACCCACTTTTATACAAAATGTATGTGCGTGAATTGCCAGCGGCGGCTCGCCGCTCATCTCCAGCGGCTCTGCGCCTGTATTTTAAGTTCTGCG